AAGGCTCTACCTGTAATTAATACATTACTAAATTCTTTATAGGCACTCCAAGTAGGAGAACCAGAAGGATCATCATTAGTAGATCTTACATAGACAGCAGCATTACATTTTGCAGCTTCAGTTAAACCACCAACACCATCAATATATCCCCAACTATCAATTAAATCTGTTCTGTCATCAAACAAACTGTTCAAGATAAAACTACTTGCTTTTAGAGTTTTTCTTAAATTAACGTCATATGGCTGCGTTAAATCTACAGAATTAGCAAAAGCATATTCTCCAGAAGTTTCTGTTGCGTTATTTGTAACTACTAATTTTAAAGCATCTAATGTTGCGTCATAAACCGTATCGGATTTTGACCCTGTAAAGTTGGCAGTATGCTCATCAATCGTTCCAACAACAAGTCTTTCAGAAGGTGCTGGTAACGTAGTTGTTATTCTTGTATTATTCCAATCTGAATCTTGTGATC